AAAGGACAAAAAACATTATCGGCTAATTATTGGTCAAGAAAGGCATGGAGATAAATTATGAAAAAAGGTTATCACAAAACTAAGAGTGGCAAGATTGCTAAAAAAGGTCTCTGGTATAACGTCAACAAACGTAAAAAAAAAGGTATTAGCAGGACTAAAGCCAAAAGTACAATAAGCGCAAAAGCTTATAGAACATCATAAAGAATTTAAGAATTGGATGTGATCTTTCGATCATGATTTGATCTAATCAAATGGGATAGTGGTGGGTAATCAATTGACTAACTTATAGAGTTCTACATTTGTGATTAATGTGTTATAAGTATATTAACACATTAGTATGATAAATAAATTTGAACTTAATAAGTATTTTATAAGTATCTTTGAAAGTGTTAATTTTAAAGGTGCTTTTGCATATACTCTATTGATTACAAATCAATTGCTCTACCAACTGAGCTACAAGGGCAGTAAAAAAAAGCTTATATATAACGCCAAAATGAATTGCAATAGATTCGTTTTGGCTCTTTTTTTATGTCCGAAATACAAGGATTCATCAAAAAATAAACAAAAAGTTATAAGTTTTTTATAAGTTTTTATGATGAATTTTTTATATTTTAGTCAATTGATTGTGAAATCAAGCCTTTTTAAGTCAAATGATTTATTGCTAACATTGTTAATATAATGTATAACATGGTTATAACTTACAAAAGGAGAGAAAATGGAGTTAAATTTAAATAGAGTACCCATTAAAGATAAAAAAGGTAACGTCAAAATGTATTGGCGTTGGAACTACATAGACCAAAATAATAGACCTTTAGCGATCACTAAAATAAGTAAAGCTAAAGTAAAAGAAAAAGCACAAGAAAAGATTAAAGAGATAGGGTTTATTAAAACTAATACTCATGAAGTATTATTAAAAGAAGCTAATACATCTTTTCAAAAATGGCTAAAGTATAAAGTAAGAGAGGGTGCCGTTAATCTTCATCATACTAAGAACTATGGTAGTTTTTTCAAAAACCATATTCTTCCATTTTTTAACAATATAGATATTAGAAAAATAGGTGAGAATGAGGTCAATAATTTTGTTCAACATTTAAGCAATAAATTATTTAAAGAATGTCCAATGTGTAGTGAACAAAACTCTAGTAAAGAGATTAGATGTGAAAAATGCGCCCATAGACTTGAGCCTAAAGAAGATGCTCTTGAGCCAAAAACTGTAAGAAAAATCTTTAATACTTTAAGCTTAATTATACAAAACCAAGTTGATCCACCTAATAGAAAATTACCTAGAAATATATGTAAAGATATTAATTGGATGGCTAAAGTAGTTACTAAAAGGAAGAAAGCCAAAACTATTAATTTTGAGCATTGGACTCCAAAATATATCGCTAATTTAATAGATGATATTGAAAGATATATGGTCAAGTTAGTATGTAAAATATTATTACAAACTGCTTGTAGGCCAAGTGAGGTTAGAGTCTTAACTAGAAAAGACCTAATTAACTTTGACCCTCAATCTAATTTACCCCCTATGATCAACATAGATAAAGCTATGAAGTGTGGTACTAAAAAGATAGGTGATACAAAAACTAGTAATGGCCATAGACAATTAGTAATTACAACCCAATTGAGGGATGAGATTAACAACTACGTTAAAACGCTTCCTATGGACCAGGAACACCTATTTTTAGACAATGTTGGCTCTCCTCTACGTTTAGAGGCAATTTCAAGGGGTATAGACAAGGCTTTAAAAATTAATGGAGTAACACTACCGATTGATCGGAAAGGGTACTTCTTTCGCCATTTTACGGCTAGTTTTTGGGCTTACACCTCAAAATATACTAACGCTATAGATTTGGCCAAAGCTTTAGGAGATAAATCCATTGATTTTGTATCGGAGACTTACATCAAGCCATACAAAAATAATAATCAAGAAATAGTTCACACTGATTATCAAGAGAAACATTTTAATATTTAAATGTTAGAAGCTATTATTATTATAGAGTTAGTGGCACTTACTTATTATTTAATTAGTAATTAATTATTTGTACCAATACTTATCGTAGTTCTCATTATTATAGAGAACTACATCCCATTCTATTTTTCGTTTAATACTTTTTTTAGCAAACTCTCTAGCGTCTTTTTCCAATGCGAATAGTACATTACTAAAGCTAGTAAATTTATCTTTAGGCTTCCAAATTACAAAATACATAAAAAAAAAGAGAGGGGAATAAATCAAAACCCCTCTCTAGTTTCACACAACAAAATAAAAGAACAAGTTTTAGTTGTTCTTCACATTAAATGTTAAACACTCATTTTCAATTCCTCTTTATTAACAACTAAAGAGGGAGCAATAGTTGAGGAATTATTAATAGGTGGTTTAACTTGACCTATCAATTCTTTTACGCCACTTGTAAAATAATTTAGTGGCTTGTTAAAAAATTCGCTAATTTGTACTAGCCTTATGCTTGATGTTCCATTTTTTCCACTTTCATATTTTTGAACTTGCTGAAACGTAACTCCGATTGCTTTTGCTAATTCAGTTTGAGTACATTCTCTATGTCTCTTTATTGTATGACTAGCTGTTGTTTCAGTTTGTGGAACATGAATAAATATTTCTCTATTGAGTCTTGCTTCTTTAATCTTATCACCAATAATTCTATTTAATTTAATATCTAAAGGTGTTCTTGATTTTATTTTGTGTTTCTTTTTTTCCATTCTCTTTCTCCTTTGTTTAGGCGGACTCCTATCCTACGATTTATTTCAACCTTTAAGTTAGTTAGTAATTAAGTTTGGGCATGAATGAATTTAGAGTCTTCATTTTCAACACAAACGATTTGTCTATACGTCTTGATGTACTTCTTAAAAGCTTTAAGTGAGTGTACGCATTGTCTCTTGTTACTAAGAGGCTTTTGCATAATTTCACCATGAAGCTTATTAAGTTTGTCATATCTTCGTAATAGACTATTACTTTTGCTCATCCTTATTAGTTTCCTTTATTGGTTTAATCCTAGATTTTTCAAACTTTATATCTAAGACGTTTAACTTAGCCGTTTCACTTGGCTTATCTGACTTCACAGCTAATTCTGTGTTATCAAATTTTTCTTCAAACTTAGTTTGAATTTCGTAATAGCTTTCTTTAATTACTTCATCACTCATCTTCTAAAATCCATTGTTGAATAACTTTTATTAACTTTAAGCATTGATATTTTTTCTAGTTGAGCATCGCTTAATTCGATGTTTCTTTGCGCTTGATCGCTTTTGCTAATCAAGTTTAGTTTGTATAGTTCTGATATAATCGCACCAGCTCTAGCCCTAGAAAATCTAAATTTGCGCCCAATCTCTAAGTATGTTGGGCTATATTCATGTTCTTTAATAAATTTTTTAATAAATTTAAGAACGTCTAACTTGATAGCCGATAAATATATATGTCCATTCTTCATTCTTTTTCCTTAAATAAGTTAGTTACGTTTTCTTGTGTTTGGTTTATATCGTTGCCATCTTCTTTAAGAGCCTTGAGATAATTTAATAATTTTTTTAAATACCAAAGACACTTTTCTAAATCCATGATGATGCTATCTATTGATGTTCCATGCTTTTCACCAAAGCGAAAAAGGTGCTTTAGACCAGCACCCTTTAAGTAACCAATATTTTCTTCATGAGTTTGTTGACTCATAATCGCATCACAAGTTTGGATGGCTTTCTTATAATGTTGAGGATTGACGCTTTCGTTATCCATTAAAAGGGTGTCTCCTCTTTAGTTTGGGGATCGCTTAACTTAATACTTATGTCAGGTTGAGTGTCTTTTTGTTTGTCGGTATTCAACCAAGCTGCAGCTTGTTTAGGCGTACCATTAATTGAGGCTTTGCCAGTGTAGTGTGGATATTTAGTTCCAGGTTTATCTGTGTCTCTTGGTTGACGTTTCCACAAAGCGATTTGATTATCGTATTTATTGTCCATTAGGTTTTCTTCCTTGTATTTGTGATTTTAGTTTGTTGTATTCATTAGCAACTCTCACATCCTCAATTGGATCAAGATAAAGTTGTTCTAATTCGTTGGTGTACTCTTTACCCAAAACTTGAATCCCTTGTTCAAATTTATTTACAGTTGGAGATAGTTCGGCTTGTTTTTTTAGCTTCTCCATCCATTCTTTAGCAAATTCTTGAGTATTAAATTTTTTACTTGGTTCTTTTTTTATTTGTTTTTTTTCTTGTGGTGCATCGGATTTTATAAAATCTTCTATCTCCTCTGCTGTAGCAATTTCATTCCCCATAAATCCAAGTATAGACAATGCTCTACCAATACTGACTGTCTGCGATTTCTCAAATTCTTTGTCTCTATTGACCATCATTTTAGATTCACCAACACTTAACTCTTTGCCATCTAAAAATACACTTGCTCTAAATTTTGTAGAGCCATTTTCTAATTCACTACTAAAAGTTATAATTTGTAATCTATTCCCAAAATATTCTCTTACAAACTTAATACGATATGGCACAGTTAG